CGTTGCTGTGGCTAAAGGGTGACCACCTGCTGTAGCACCATCATGTACTACTAGAGTATTTTTATCAGTATCAACAGTTACTTCTCTAACTGCACCTGTGAAAGTTGAGTGTTGAGATGTTGTACCACCTCTATGTTGTAGTCTTTTTGCCATGTTATGTTTGTCTCCTCATTATATTGTTCCGAAATCTAATTGTAGATTTGTTCCATCAATTGTTCCTATGTTAGTTAAGTTAAAATTTTGTCCATCTAAAGCACCACCTAATTGTGGTGTACTGTCTTGAACTACGTCTGTAATTCCACCTGCTGTAATTACTTGCCAAGCAGAACCATCATAATATTTGAATAAATTACCTGTCGTATTAAATGCTAAATCTCCTGCATCTAAACTTGTTGTTGGGTCTGAAGCTACTACTCTATATCTTTGTGCAAAATCATTTACAGTTCCAATATTACTACCAACTGTATTAACATTTCCAATAGAACCACCTACTAGATTTACATTAGCAATATCTGTAGCAACAGTTCCAATGGTATTTGTACTAGTTAAATTAGTAGCAACAGTACCAATAGTATTTGCACCAGTTAAATTAGAAGCTATTGTGCTTATGTTAGCGTTTGCACCTGCAACTGTAGAAATATTATTAGTAGGGGTTATTTGACCTGCAACAGTATTAACATTTGCAATATCATCAGCTACCTCTTTAACTAAAGAAGTTCCTGCTGTACTGGTTACTGCATCTACAATAGAACCATTATCTTCTATGTAAGAAAAATTATTTGCTAAGTCACTTCCTACTGCTGATACACTTCCAATATTTGATGCAACTAAACCAATATCTGTAGCGTCTGCTGAAACTGCAACTACTTCAGTATCAATTCCTGCAACAGTTGTTACATCTGCACTAATACCACCAACGATATTAACATTAGCTATATTAGTAGCTACTGTTCCTATTGTGTTAGCTCCACTTAAATTAGCACTAACTGTATTTACATTGGCTATAGAACCACCTGTTAAATTTACATTAGATATTGAACCCGCAACTGTTCCAATATTATTTGAACCTGCTAAATCTGTAGCAACAGTTCCTATATCTGTAGCATCATTTGCAACAGCAGTTACATCTGCTGAAATTGTATTTACTCCACTAATATCTGTTCTAATATTATTTAGGTTTGTAATTTCTGTTCCTAATGCACCTAATGTAGAAATTTCTGAAGTAACAGCACCTACTGCTGAAATATTATTAGTAGGTGAAATTTGTCCTGCAACTAAATTTACATTAGTAGCATTGGTATCAACATTAGTAACATTAGTTCTAATGTTATAGACACCTGTAATTTCAGTATCTATTCCTGCAAGTGTACTTAATCCATTTGTAGTAACTGTGCCATCTTCTAGGTCAGCTAAAGTTTGAATATCTGTTTCGTTATTAGCAACTGTCGTAACATCTGCTATGTTTGTACCAACAATATTAACATTGGCTATGTTGTTTGAAACTGTATCAATCTCTGAAGTTGCTTCATTTAAATCATCTGCAACAGTTTCTACTTCTGATACTGCTTCAGCTAAATCATTAGCGACTGTAATTACTTTAGCAATATCTGTTGCAACAGTATTTACTGAACCAATGTTAGTAGCTACTGTATTGATATTAGCTTCATTAGAATTTACTGAATTAATATTTGCTTCATTAGAATTAACTGCATTAATATTAGCTATGTTTGCATTTACTGTAGTTAAAGCTGTTTTGTTTGCAGGGGATAACCAAGTGTTTTCTAAATAAGTCTTATTAACTGCATCATTGTTATTTACTGGATTAGCTAAATTCTTGATTACTTTATTATTAGCATCATATTTATCATCAGTATCTAATCCTAACTTACTTGCACTATCGTCTGTAATCTCTTGAGCAATGTAAAAGTTTTGGTCTGCTGACCTATCTAAATCACTTTCAGTAAGAACTGAACCATCTGTAAAATCTATTAATCTAGCGTCTGTAGGTGTTTGACGTTCAATTCTAACAACACTTGCATTAGCAGGTGCAGTAGTGAAAGTTAATGTTGATGATGAAATTGTAAAAGCACTTGTCTCTGTTCCATCAATAAATGCTTTAACGTGTGTGCTATCTATAAATTCAAAAGGTATTGAGTACTGTGTAGTACTACCATTACCTGTGTAAGTTACTTGTGCTAAAAATGCCATATATTATTTACTGAATTGGTAAAGTGAGTTTAAATCAGATGGGTTTACCTTTATTCCCATCTTCAATCTTTCTAAATTTGTATTAACTGCATTAAGTGAATTAAATAAAGTGAACTTACCTGTATCATCTTCTGTACTAGTAAAATCTCTAGCTTCTTTAATTATTAATTCCTCAACTGCTGTATGATAATCTTTAACAACTTGTCTTAGTAGTTTAGCTTTACCACCAATATCTTTGTTGTTTTTATCAATATTTCTTGGGTCACTTAATTGTTTGTAACCACTAGAATTAATTACTTGTTGTAATTTTTGGTCTAAAGAAAGACCACCTATTCTTACTTTTCTTAGTAATTCTTGTTGTCTGTTATAAGCAGTTTGACCTTTTTTATTTACAAAGAATGTTAAATCAACATCACCTTTTAATGTTGTTTTCATTGAAGGTAAATTAACACCTAGTCTAAATATCTCTTTTGCTACTGGGTCATTCTTTTCTGAAGTTTCACCAAATGGATTGAATACACCATTGATTAATCTTGTTTGTTCATCACCTTGTATTCTTAAAGCATTACCTCTAAAGTCATATTTAAACTCTACTTCAGCAGTACCACTTCTCTTTTTAACTTCGTCAAATATATCTTTAGTATCTCTATAGAATGGGTCGTTAACAAATTTTGTATAAATATTAGGTACAAATGAACCTACTTTAGCTTTTGCATATCTACCCCATTTATTTGGGTTATCATCAGTCATAACTTCCATAAAGTCTGCTAATCCTTTTAAATAAGTTTTAGAAACTAAATTTCTTGAAACTGAAGAACCTATTGCTGAAAGTGAATTACCTAATTTTTGTCCACCACTTAAATAATCTCTAGCACTACCACCTTGTTGAGCAATTAATAACATTAAGTTACTACCTGCTCTTTGTGCAGTTTCTTCATCAAGTTGGTCTCTGTATGTATGAAAGTCTACTACTAATCCAAAGAAAGCACCAAATGGGTCAAACCTTCCAAACTCTCTGTATTTATAAGTTTGTGTTTCATCATCATAATATCTAAATGAATAAGGAATAATTCCTGATGCCTTTTTTAAATCTTTTAATTCTTTTGAGTTAGTAAGTTTTTCACCTCTAATCTGACCTTGACTACCAGTAACATGACCTTCTGCTACAAGTTTATTTGCAAGTAATGTAAATGCAAAACCTGTTGCAAGTTGTCCTCTAGCTTGTGCCATTCTTTCAGCACCATTTCTACCAAAGAAGTCATCTCTATATTGTTTTCTAACAAAACCTAATGGTGTTCTATCTACAACATTTAACATTAAGTTCATTGGTGTTCTAGTGAATGGAATAATTTGTTTCATTATCGGATATTCATTTGTTAAATCCGCAACTCTTTTCATTATTCCTGTTAATTCATTTGTGTAAGTACCTTCTTCTGCCATCTTAAGTACTTCATCATTTCTACCTCTACCAAATTTATCAAAACCTGCTTCAAAGTTATCTATAACTGCTTGTTGAAATTCAGTAATTGGTCTTCTTGTTTTAATATCAAAGGCAATAACTTTAGTATTACTCTTGCCTTGCCTTAATGCTTCTTCAAAAGCATATTTTTCTAAATGAGTTCTATACTGTATTTGTTTAAAAAATTCGTCTTCAGCAGTTAAAAATCTACTAGGTAGTCTAACAATCTTACCTGCTATATTTATTGCAGTACCTACAATGCTATCGTCTTCAACTTCTACACCATCAACAATCTTTCTTTTTTGAATAGACTTTTTAGGTGTATCTAATTTATTTCTAGAAGTTAAAATTCCATCTTCTTTTTTAAGTGCAAGACCTGCATACTTTACAGCATCTTTTAGGTATCTACCCATTGCAACATAAGAACCTAATGCTTTTCCACCTTCTGCTCTTAATTGTAATGCTTTATTTGAATTACCTAAGTAACCTGTAAGTGAACCTACTGACTTTTCTAATGGTCTAATAAACATATTAAACAAGTTAGATGTCATGTTTATTAAGTGAGTTTTAGGGTTAGATAAAAGTGCATTTATCCATAGTTCATTTGCTATATCCCAAGTCTTATTTCTGCTCACATAATCTATAATTTTAGTCATGTCAGCATCACCTGTTAAAGACCATTTTCTTAAAAATTCTTCTTCATTACCTTTAATGCCATATAACTCAGCTTCTTTTATTAGTGCTTCTTGGTCTTTTGCTACCTGAGTTTCTAATGATGTTGCTTGTAGTCTTTGTGTTCTAGCTATTTGTGCTGATATTTGTTTTTTACTTTTATTAACTGCAACTAATTTATTAAAAGTCTTTTTCCATAATTCTCTAGCTACTGGGTCTGTCTGACCTAACTTAGCTAATCTTTTAGATGCACTATTTAAGAAACCTCTGTAAGCGTTCATTGCGACTACAGTTTCAGGTGATTTCTTAAGGTCTTTTACTAATTTAACAATATCACTTTCTAAAACATCTGGTCTACCTTCGTACATTTTTCTTGCACTTCTCTCAACCATCTCATCAGAAATAACTATCTTTTTATTTTTAACTAAATTTCTAATTGATTTTTCAAAAGCTATTTCAGAAATTAATCCATCTTTATCTAAATCTGCAAGTTGCTTAACATTAAATTGTGTAGAGATATTCATATCATCTAACAATTCATCAAAGTCTTTTGATTTTAAACCATTCTTACTAAATTCGTCTTGAGCAGTTTTAAATGTAGAAAATATTCCATCTTCTAAACTTTTTAAATTACCTAAATAAGTATCTGTTAATTCATCTGATGCTCTAGGTGTTTTAATAGGTTCAGGTTTTAAATTAATATTTTCAGAAACTTCTTTTACAGGTGAATATCCAAATTCATTAAGGTCGTTACCTGTACTAAAAATATCTTTTACTTTTACTTTTTTAGATATAACAATTCCTGCTTCATCACCCATTGCACCATAACCACCACTTGCATGGTCTTTTGCATAGGTTTTACTTAATGTTACCCAGTCACCTTTATTAATTTGAGTTATACCTTTTGGAACTCCTCTATAAACTGTAACTTCCATTTCAGGATTGTTTTTAGCTTTTTTAATTATTGCAAAACTTTCTTTATCAGCTTTAGTTCCGCCTCTAACTCCACCATATAAATTTAAAGCATTGTCAGAATAAATATCATCAGGAAAGAAACCCTCACCTTTTGGTGTTTTAGTTAAATTATCTAATCTAGCATTATCACCTGCATTTGTAGGTGGATTGTCTAATTGATATTGTAAAATGGTTTCATCTTCTTTTAACTGTTTTTCGTCAATTGATTTACCATTAGCTTGTGCCTTTTTATTTTTATACCATCTAAAGGCTCTAAAAGTTCCTTCTAAAGCACCACCTAGAAAAGCACCTTCTAGTGCATTTTTAAATCTAGCTTCATACCAAGTATCATTCTCATCACTTTCTAAGTAATCAATAATTGGATTTTCTAATTCAGGTGCAAAGTCATTGACCATATCCGCAAGTCTTCCACTATCTTGGTCAAATGCTTGAAAGTCTGCAATACTTCCTCTTGCAACAGATTTTGCTAATTGTCCTGTGCCTGTTACAGCTTTAGCACCTTTTAGTAATCTTCCACCAGAAAACCAACCAGTTAAGAATTGAGCAACACCTTTAGTGATACCACCTGCAACTGTTTCTGGGTCTTTATCAAAATCAGGTAAGGTTAACTTATCATCAATTAAACCTTTATCTTGTGCTTCTTTGTATGAAAGTAAATTAGGTTTTAAATCTGAGAATTGAAACTTTCCATCACCATTTCCAAAACCTACACCATAGAAGCCAGTCTTTTCTCCTAAAGTGTCACCAAATTGTTCAACTAAACCTATTGAAGCCTGAACACCATCTCTTACTCCATCAATTGCTGATAAACCAATATCAGTAACTAAATTTCTAGTTCTTGGTTCTTCTTGTTGATTAGTTTGAGGTACTTCTTCTTTAAATTTTGGTAACTCTAGATACTGTTGAATTTCTTCTTCATTAAATTCATTAGTATCAAACTCTATTATTTGACCATTAGGTGCTGTTTTCTTAATTATTGCCATATTAATTTGAACCGCCTACTTTTGCTATTTGGTTAGATGTTTGTTTTTCAACAATCCTGTCATATTCCTCTTGGGTCATTGCATTAGGATTATCTCTTTTAAATTTTCTAAGTTGAGTACCTGATAAACCTTTAGGTATAATAGCTACGTTAGACATATCCATTGTTAACTCAGGGTCTTCAGGTGAAGTGTTTCTTCTATTTTTTCTATTTTTAGTTCCTGAATTAGTTGGAACTGAACTTTGTAAATCTTCTTTATTAGCTTTTATTGTGTTTTGTTTACCATCTTCTATTGTTGGTGTTGTATCATTACCATCAACTGTAATGTTACCATCAGTAAATGAAGTATCGTTATTAATGGCTCTTTCTAATACCTTGTCATATTCAGACTTAACATATTTTTCAAATGCTTCTTTTCTTGCACTAGGGTTATCAAATTTATCTATTGGATTATCTTGAAGCCATACTTTCATATTAGCTTCAAACTTTTTATGTTCTAAAGGGTCAATTTTAGATAAATTAAATTTACCACTATTAGTACTTTTAGTAATACCTTCAATTTCATCTTTCCAATATTTGTAATAACCTGAAGCTAACAAACCATCTTTTTGTGTGAATTGAAATGCTTTTAATTCTGTATCAAATTCTGAATAATCAGAAGCAGTCATGTTAGGTATATTTTTTCTAAGATATTCTTTTGCTTCAGCTATTTTATTTTCTTCTAATAATTTATAGAAATCTTCTTCTACTCTTGGGTCTGTTTGACTATCAAAACCTACCTCTCTACTTTCAAACTCTTTAAATATTTCTGCTTTTTTATTATTAGAAAAATTATTATATTCTGGGTCTTGTATAGCTTCTGAAAAAGTATCATATTTATTAGCAAAATCACTTGCTTCTAATTTATCATTACTTTCTTGTAATTGTAATTTTGTATTATCGTCTTTTTCTTTTTGTAAAATTCTTTCGTCAATCTTTTGTTTAATTTCATCAAAGTCATTTTGTAGACCTTTAACATTACCTAAAGCACCTAATCCTGATAAGTTTAAATGATTTGGTAAATCTCTAAGTAATCTTTCAGCAAATTCTAAATCCTGTGTAGTTTCAGCATATTCTTTTAAACTTTCTATTACATACTTTTGTGCTGAACTTTTACCTAAACCATTCTTTACAGCATCTTGGACAAAACCAGATATGTCTGCACCTATTTCTTCATTAGTTTTATTTTTATCAAATTTACCTTGAACATTTTCTTTAAAGTTGAACTTATAATCCTCACCAATCTTAGACATTTGAGACTGAACATGAGTATTGAATAAACCATTTCTTGTTTTAGAAGTTTCAGTAAAGAAACCTTTTTCTAATATAATTGGGTCATAAGCACCTAAATCATTTTCTTGTAGAAATAATTTAAGTTCATCATTGTAAAACTTATCAAAACCATTTGGGTCAGGATTATCTAATACATTCTTCTTTGCATATTCTTGGTAAACCTTACTTTTAAACTCTTGTGCTTTTTTATTTAGAGTAAGTTCCTTATATTTCTCAATGAAATATGGGTTAGCTTCTTTAGGTATATCACCGCTATTAACAGCATCAGAAAAGCCTTTTCTATTTTTATTAAATTGTTCAATGGCTTCAGCTTCATTTAATTCTTTTTGTTTTAATTCTTTACTTAAAACTAAACCTGTTCCTGCACCATTGATAAAGTTAT